GGTAATTCGCAAAATTTTCCTGCCCTGCGGTCTGCCTTTCTGTTTTTTTTCCCGTATCTTTAGGCGGTGAGATTAGGATTGCCAACTCATTGGCTTAATAAAATAGGAACAGACATGAAAAGTATGAAGGTTATAATAATGGAAATGTTAGCCCTTGTTTTCGGGCTTTCAGGGTGCAGGAACACGGGCAAGCAGGCGCAGCAGGACTGGAGCGCCGTTCTTCCTGTACCAAGTGCCGCACGCATCACGATGGACAAGCTCCCCGAAGTGTTGAGGAACGTGCAGGCAGGACGCACGGAGTTTGACTTCACGGGCATCTGTAGCAACGGTACGGACTGCATCTATTTCATGCAGGAAAACGGGAAGTTCTACATCGACTTTGAAGCCATGAGCAAGGAGCAGCTCCCTTATCTGGACTCGTTAAAACACTTTGCCGGGGAGCACGGCTATCCCGTTGTCGAAACGACCTATAACAATACCCCCGTTGATTACGACCATCTGGAATTTGCCCCCGTCCTCAGCCTGAAGGTCAATGCGGACATTGACAGCATCGTGAAAGTCGGGCAGCAGATTGAGCAGGACATCTTCCGCAACGACAGCCGCACGGTTTATGAAATCGTGCCGTAACCCGCCGTTGTCATAACCCGCCTACCGTTTTCCCTAAAAACACCCCCGTGACCGATACCGCCCCAAGCTCCTTCATCTTCCGGGACAGGTGCAGGAAGTTGATCCCTGTCGTCAATACATCATCCAGCAGCACGATATGCTTCCCCCGGATGTACCGCCGCGTGAATTGCAGGTTCGAGAGTATCTCGCCGCCGCTCTTCTCCCGGCCTTTCAGTTGTTCCCGGTCTTCGGCTATCCATATCGCCTTGTAGCCGTCCTCGATGCCGAGTTCCCTCGACAGGTAGTAGCAGGCTACCGGAAAACGCTTCCGCTGCCTCTCGCGCGTCGAGGCGGGGACGGGTATCAGCACCGTGTCTTTCCGTCCTTTCTCAAACCCGGCATGGAGCAGGGCAAACGCAAGGATCTGCGCCACCAGTTCCCCGCAATGCCCGCCTTCCTTGAAACGGAATATCAGGTTGCTCACCCGCTTCTGGTGTTCGTCCTTCTTCTCCATCCACGTGGGATGGTAGTCGTGCAGGTAATGGCACGTGCAGCCGTCAATCACGCATTGCCCCTTGAACGAGGTCTCGTAGGGGTAGAAGTCCTGCCGCTCGCTGCGCTCGAACGTATATTCCAGCAGTTCACGGTACACAGCGTTGCGCTCGCTTGAATGTCCCAACGAATACCACCCGGCGTGCCTTCCGGCCTCCATGATGCACATCCCGATTTCCAGCGTAGCGCTGAACGGGTGATGCGACACGACATACCATCCATGCAGGCGGCACAGTTCCTGAAACTCCGGCAGGTCGGCGCACAGGAAATATAGGATGCCCTCCTTGCGGATGACCAGCGTCAGTTCCGCTGCCGGCTTCTTCCGGCAGAACAGGCTCTCGCAGTACCCCACGCCGTGCCACACCGACTCCGCGCAGTCGCTGTCCTCAAACTGCACCTCCGCCTCTTCGAGCAATTCAAATTCTTCCACCATAGGCATAAAATTTTAGGCCGGGCAACCTTCAGCAACCCGTGTTTTGACATTTAGATGCCTCTAATGTACAAAAATCCGGCGGTATTCACCTCCAATCCGCCCCCTTTTATGCTTTTTTTCCGATTTTCCCCGTTTCCATACCGTTGTCGTTCCTCCCGTAAGCCTTGGCCGTCGCTTTTACTTCCCTTTATCCTACATTCCTCCGACCCGTCCATGTTCCCCCTGCAAATCCATCATCCCCTACATGATTTTCTCTTTTCGCCTCCCGTATTTCGGATGGGGCCACCCATTTGCTGCCGGCAAACGGAGCCACAGGCTTCCACACCGAAGCCAAATGCTGCCACGCACGGCCCGGATGCACCATATCCCGCCGGAACCCTTTTACTTTGCGGCAGTATTCACAATTAAAGCAACAGATTTATGGAAACAGTAGTAGTTATCGAGAGAAAGACCTTCGAGGAAATCATGGCACGTTTTAACCGTCTCGTAAACCGGGTGGAGGAAATCCGGCGCAAGTCGGAGGCAAAGCGTTTGGGCGAATGGCTGGACAGCGCGGAGGTGTGCCGCATCCTTCAGGTCAGTCCCCGTACCTTGCAGACCTTGCGCAGCAACGGCACGTTGGGCTATTCGCAAATCGTGCGCAAGGTGTATTACCGTGCGGAGGATGTGCAACGCATCATCCCCGTCGTCGAGGAGCGCCGCAGACGGGCGGTCCTGAAAGGGAAAAGCATCTGACCCCGCACCGAATGATTGTACCACTAAATCCATCGTAAGAGAATGAACGAACTGAATGAACTGATGACACGGGAAAGCGGGCCGGTGGTCCGTCTTCTCGAAAAGTTGGAGCGGACGCTGGCGGAGGTCGGGCGGCTGACGGAGAACTACCGCCCCGTGCTGGGCGGAGAACGCTACCTGACAGACAGGGAGGTGGCGCAACTGCTGAAGACCAGCCGACGCACCTTGCAGGAACACCGGGATGCGGGACGCATGGCCTATATCCAGTTGGGAGGAAAAATCCTCTACCGCGAGTCGGACATCGAGCGGATGCTGCGTGAGGGCTACCGCGAGGCGTTCCATCACGGGGACTGACCGTCTTCCAATGACTGCTTTCGACCTGTTCCTTCGGATAGGAGGAGCGGAAGACAAGTGCGGCGCACAGGCAGGGACGATACTCCCGCCGTGCGCCGCGCTTGCTATATAGGGGTTGCCTTATCCTTTCATGCGTAACCCGTATGCCGGATGTTTGGCATGATGAGCAATTGCATCCCTTTTCCTCCTTTGCCGTCGTCGCCGAATCTGCCGGTGACATATTCCCGCAGTCGCCGGGCCCCGTAGGTATCGAGGCGGAAAGCGAGGGCGAGAATCAGGGAGAGGCTGTACACCACCTGCCTGTTCCCGTCGGGCAGGCTTATGCGCCGTTCCGTTTCGTGGGGTGTTACGATGCCGCTTTTGTACACCGCCTTTACCGCCGCGCGGAGTGTGGGGGCAATCACCCCGAACAGTTCCACCAGTTCCGGCTCGTCCATCCAGATGGAAGTGCCGGGAGCTTCCGGCACATGGAGCGTGCCGCGCTCATCCAATGTAATGATATGTCTTTCCATACATTTGTTGTTATTTTATTCAATTTCAATTCGTTTCCGCTTCTTTCCGGCTGTTGCGCCGTTCCATCAGTTGGTCCATATCCTTGGATATTTTCCCGTCCGTCACCTGCGCATAGACCTGTGTGCTGTTGATGTTGGCGTGTCCCATCATCTTTGCCGCGCTCTCTATCGAAATGCCTTCCGAGAGCAACAGGGTCCCGAAGGTATGACGTGCGCAGTGATGGGAGAGATTCTGCTCAATGCCCATCATGACGCCCAAGGCGTGTACCTCGAACCAGTGTATATCACGGATGGGCAGCGGGAACACCGGACGTGAATAGTCTTCCGTGTTGTAGAGCGACAATATCCGCTGCGCTACCGGATGCAGCGGGATGAACGCCTCCACATTCGTCTTCTCACGCTGCTTGCGGATATAGGGCCTTCCTTCCGCCGTTTTACCGATATGGCACGGATAGAGGTTGCGCAGGTCTGCGTAGGCCAGTCCCGTGAACGAGCTGAAGATGAACATGCGCCGGGCAAGCTCCACTTTTTCGTCCTCCATCGGCGTGGCCATGATGCGCCGCAGTTCGCCGCGGCTGATGTGCCGCATCTTGGGTGGGTCCTTCTTCTCGTAGGGCACATCCTCCAGCGGATTGCACCTCAGTACCCCTTCGTCCACCGCAATATAGATAAGGCGGTTCAGCCAGCACAGGCAATGGTTCACGTGCGTTGTCGCATAGCCCAGATCTTTTTTCAGGAAGAGCTTGAACGAGTGTCCGAACTCCTCCGTGATGTCGGCAAAGGCGATGTCCTCCATGCCTCTGGACTGGAGGAACTGTTGCAGGTTAAGCTGTGTGGTCTTCGACTGCCGGTAGGTGGAGGTGGAGTGTATTTCCTCCGAACGTATTTTGAGACGTTCCCTTTCCGCCTCGCCGCCTTGGAGCAGGGTCTGCGGGATTCTCGCCACTCCCGTTACGGCGTTCTTCAGCAGTTCCGCGCTGACCGCTCCCTGCTCTTTGAGCAGGCGGTCGTAGGTCCGTTCCAGATTCTGGCGGAACTCCGCCAGCCGGTTGTTCTCACGTGCCGTGCGGATGCCTCCTTTCTTGCTGTCCCAATCCTCCGGGCGGCAAGTGATTCCCGTGGTGATAAGGATGTTCTTCCCGTCGATGGACACCCGGCAGAGGACGGCGCACGTGCCGTCCGGTTTGATTCTTTTCTTGTTGATGTAAGGCAATATCTTGAATGTGCTGCGCATAGAATTATTTTTTAGATGATACAAATGATAATGATGTTTTATGGAATGAGCGGCAAGGCCATTGAATGCCAATGCCTAAAATCCTGTTCGATATATCCTTTGACGATGATAAATCCGTTCCTGTTCCGCTCATAGCGCCAGTTCCAGATCGCCGGTTGCTTCGATGAACCTGTCCATGTCCTCGAACAGCTTCTTCGGCGTGACACGGGCATAAATCTGTGTTGTCCGTATATTGCTGTGTCCCAACATCTTGCTGATAGTTTCAATGGGCACACCTTCTTCGAGCGTAACCAGCGAGGCGAACGAGTGCCGCCCCATGTGATACCAGAGGTCGGTCTCCAGTCCGGCGATGACACGCAGGATTTTCATGTTCGCCCGGAGAGTGCGGTAATGCTGCGGGGGCAGCAGCGTTTCCCGCGTGTCGTCCTTATACTTCTCTATCAGGGCGACGGCCTCCGGCAGCAGTTTCACGCGGGCTTTCAGTTCGTTCTTCTTGCGCCGGTATTTCAGCCACAGGCTGCCCTCGTCGTCCGTGAACAGGTTCTCCCGTGTCACCGACACGGTGTCCGCATAGGCTGTTCCCGTATAGCACGCGAACAGGAACAGGTCCCTCGTGATGACGACGGAACGTCTTTTCTCCGGTATCTCCACATCCCGCAGCTTCTCGAAGTCCTCCCGGCTCAACGCCTTCGGCGTGCTTTCTTTCTGCTTGGGCAGCTTGAAATGCACGAAGTGCCACACCTCCGACAAGCCCTCCTTGTAGGCTGTCCGGCAGACCTTCTTCAGCAGGGCGAGGTAATGCCGTGTGGTCTGGTTGGAGTATCCCCGTTCCCCCTCCGTGTAAGCCTGGTATTCCCGGATGAACTGTTCGTTCAGAGCGCCAAAGGCGATGTCGTTCATCTTATACTTCTTCTTGACAAAATCGCCCAGCGTCAGCCGTGCGTAATGCCACGTGCTCATCGAGGTCGGGGACACGTCGATACCGATACGGCTTTTCCGCTCCTCGATCATCCTGTCGAACAGGCGGAGCAGCGTCATTTGTGTCTCCATGCTGCCTTGCAGCAGTTCCTTCACCGCCTTGGCGTCGAAATCGCGTTTCCGTCCCTGCAACTCCTCGAATGCCGTGTTCACGGCGAGCAGCAGTTTCTCTATTTTCGCGTTTGTCTCCACCGCCTCGCGGCTCTTCCCGTCCAGACGGCTTTCCCGTGCGTTCCACAGCTTCGGGGTGCAGGACAATTTCGTCCCGAACTGCGCCATTGTCCGGTTTACTGTAATTCTTCCCATGATGGGAGCTTTGCCCGACTTGTCGGGTTCGGTCTTCTTCAGGTAGAGCAAGACCTTGAATTTCTCAATTTTCATACGCCTACATTTTTTGTTTGCAAATTTACTATTGATGTAAGCGTTCATCGCTACGCAAAATGCTGTGTTTCACAGAAAAAGAAACCGTCGCCAAACTTTTTTCGACCCTCCGGTTAACACCGTCCTTTTTCGGTAACAACCTGTTAACGGTTTGGTAACTGAACCAATTCAGCATTTCTCCAAAATCCGTTTCTGCGACTTCTTCCAGATATTGAAAATCCGCTCATTATTAACCGCTTGCGTTTTTAACTCACCATTCTGTACCCACTTGCTTCGTCAATGATTTCCCATGCAGCCCGTCATAC